ATTAGCGAGAAGTCCTTTTTTAGTAGAAGTAAATGAAGACCCATCTGATGGAAGTAAAATAGAAGTATTCATTTAGAATGGCACTGGTTCTGCTCCTGTTTCTCCTAATTATGTGTTAAGTAAATTTGTCGCTTCACCTACTAACTTTCAGATGAAATACGACATAAGTAATTACATCCGTGAGTACATAAAGAAGCCTGATACACAAGATGCAGTTGCTATGTTCTATACAAATAACTATTGTAATGTAAAGGTAAAACGTTACAATTTAGTTACAGCGACTTATACACTATTAGATGAGGTTGAATATTATGCTGTAGATGGTTATAATAAGTCAGGATATGGAGCATATTTTTCCGATGACCCTACATTAAATGGAACATCTATTTATTTGGGAGTTAATTTATATAAAAACTACAATAACAATTTTTGTGATTTTAATATGCTTCCTGTAATAAATGGTAATAATTGGTATATAGTTTATGGAGAACAAGGAAGTGAAATTACACATACTTATACAATTGAAGGAGATGAGCCACAAAATGTAAATTTATCTTATACATACGATTATTTCCAGTTATATAATCCTTCAGAAGAATTAGTTGAAACATATAATTTTGAAGCAAATGAATATTGCCAAGATACAACTACTTTATACTACGTTAATTCTAAAGGATTCTTACAAACAACTTGTTTCTATGGTACTGTCAAGTTAAACATAGAAACAAATGGTAGTGAATACCAACTTTACGAACAAAACTATGTTAATGGTTATACTATAGATGCAGAAAAACAAGCATTTAATAAGAACGGAGTGCATAAGTTTAGCATAAACACGAATTGGAAACCTGAAAGATGGAATACTATCTTACAAGAGATAATGTTATCGGAGTGCTTATTTATTAATCCTTCAATTACATTACAGCAGGAGTTTTATAATATGGAAATAGTACCTGAAATGGCTTTTATTCCTTTTCCTGTCAAACTAAACACGAATCAAACACAGTTATTCAGACACATAAACGATAAACTAATCAATTACCAATTGGAGTTTGAATATTTAAAAGCACTTGTTTATACCAATATGTAATGAATAGAAAGGTACAGATATACATTCAGACAGATAAGATTGATGAGAACTTTTGCTCTTGTGTAGTTATTACATTAGACGACATTCCATATCAAGCAGGTTCTATTTCATCAACGGAGGAAGGTTACAATATTTATGAATTCTATATAGGGGAATACCATTATTTTATTGTTTATGAATTAGCAGGTGGTCCAGCAGAATTAGGAGATAATGCTTGGGTGCTTTATAGAGATGCAATAGGTGACAGAGTAGAAGGCTATACATTTGATGTAGGAACACATTGTCCTGTTTCTGATAATTGGGTTTCGGAAATTAGGACATCTATTTTAACTGAAAGTTGTACAGTAAACAAACAATATTTTGAACGATTAAATTTATTTGATGATGAGAAAATTGTTATTAATAGTTCGGTACAGAATGTATCAGATATTGCAAGTGTGCATAGCGATTACTCGCAGTCTTTTGTAGTTCCTGCTTCAACAAGTAACAACCAAATTTTAGAACATTGGTATAATAGTGATGTAAACGCATTACAAGACAACCGCATCCGTAGAAAAGCACGAATCGAAATAGACCATATACCTTTCAAAACAGGAAACCTACAACTTGAAAAGGCAAACATCAAGAATAAGCGAATAGAATCTTATACACTACAATTCTTTGGTGATTTAGTAAGTTTAAAAGACACATTAGGCGAAGCAAGTCTAAATACATTAGACCTATCAGAATATTCTTTCGAGTATAATTTATCGAATGTATCGGATTTAATATCTTTAGACTTTGACAGTGCTATAAAGTTCCCATTGATTACAAGTAAGAACCTTTGGAGTTATGGCGATGGTGGTACTTTTGATATTACTGACCCTGCAAAAGCATTTTATTTCACGGAGTTATTTCCTGCTATCAAGGTTAAAGAGTTATTTAACACTATTGAAAGCCAATTTGATATAACATTCGAGAGTAGTTTCCTATCAAATGATAGGTTCACAGGTCTTTATTTGTGGCTGAAAAATCAGGAAATACAACTTGACAATACAAATATTCCTATAATTAGTCCAAGTATTAGAGAAAAGGTATTGATTACTGACACACAACAATTTGCAGGGAATACTATTTTTGATGCAGACAATGATACTGCGAGATTAGTTTATAATCCTAATTACGTTTCTTTATATTTATTCTTAACAGTTACATCTGTAACATCATCAGATGAATATTTTGTTGATGTATATATGAATGGTAATTTAATTAATAGTATTACAACAAGTGGAACTGGTGATAAATATGTAAAAAAATATATTTATACAAATAACACTTATGGTGATTGGATTGATGAAAAATATGAGTTTTATATAAGAAGTAAATATGCTAATACAATTGAAACTGATATAAAAATAAGATATGAACAAATGTATATATTTTCTCCATTTGATACTGATAATATATCAACAGTAACTTTTTCAACTTTTAATTTTGACATTACACAATATTTGCCTGATATTAAAATCACGGATTTCATCAGTGGAATACTTAAACAATTCAATCTAACGTGTGTAGCAACATCTGATACTAATTATATTATTGAGCCTTTAGATGCTTGGTATGGGGAAGGTAATATTTATGACATTACAAAATACACCGACACGGAGAGTATCGACATTGAAAGGGTATCACTTTACAAAGCTATTAATTTTACGCATCAAAAAAGCGATTCATTCATAAATCGGCAATTTTTCGCTGAAAGTGGATACGAATATGGTGATATTCGTGATGTAAAAGAATTTGATGGTGGTGATTACAATATTGAGCTACCTTTTGAGAATCTACTTTTCAGTAAATTGAACTACACTATTCCGACAAATGTACAAGCTGGATTCTGCTTAAATCAGGAGTTCAACGATTATGTACCAAAACCGATTTTGTTGTACAAATATTTATGGCAAGATACGGATGTGGATATAAATATTACAGATGGCACTTCTACTTTTAATTTAACATCTTATCAACCATTCGGGCAGGATGTAAGATATGGAAATCAAGACATCAGTTTAAACTGGAGTGCAGATCATTCGAGCCTATTAGAAAAACAAATGGATTTCAATAGTTACTCACTTTACTATCAATCATACTTACTAAACTTATACAACAAGAAAAACAGGATAACTACCATAAAGACGAATCTACCACTATCAATACTTACAAGATTGAAACTAAATGATAGGCTTGTAATTAGAGATAAGAGATACATAATAAACGATTACCAAGCAGACCTAACAAGTGGAGATGTACAATTCAAGTTACTAAATGACTTCAGATTTATAGACACACTTAATTGGCAGAATGATCCAGAACAATATCCAAACGTAGCAGGATGATAAGAAACATTTTAGATTTATTGAAGCTAGATGAATTCTACGGAAAGACGGAGAACATCGAAATAGCAAAAGGAAAATATCAGATTTCTACATCAGTAAAACACGCAATTAAACAAGGTAAAAGAACGCTTAAAAATTTAAAGCAAAATGGCTGAAAAAAGAGTTATTGAATTACAGGTTAAAACAAATTCAAAAGAAGTAGTAAAAGATTTAAACGAAACAACACAAGCAGTTGAGAATTTAAGTTCTGAAGTACAAGATGCTGGTAAAAAGTCAAGTGTTTTTAATGATATTAAAAATGTAATTGGAAAGTTTGTACCTGCATTTAAAGCAGCAGAAACAGGAGCAGTTGGATTTGGTGCAAGTTTAAAAGCATTAATGGCTAATCCTATTATTTTGGTAATTACAGGAATAGTTGGTGCATTAAAATTTGTATATGAAGCATTCCAAAATACAGTTGTAGGAGCAAAGTTGATTGATCAAGTGTGGAGCGGTTTATCAGTTGTTATAACCAATTTAAAAGATGCTTTGTTTGGATTAACAAGGGCATTAGCATATTCAATTGAAGCAGGAATAAAATTCATATCACTTGATTTTGAGGGTGCAAGTGAAGCAATGTCTAAAGCAAATAAAGAGGCATCTTCATCTTGGGATACATTAACAAAGGCAGTAAATGGAACTACATTTTCAATTGAGCAAAATTTAAAGAAACGAGAACAAGCAAATGCTAAATATAAAAAGACATTAGAAGTTCAAGAATCAGAAATAAACAAATTATTACTACAATCACGAGAAACATTAACAGATGAAACTGCTGCTATAAATGATAAGAAAAAAGCACTTGAATTAGTTACAAGAGAGGAAACCAAATATTCAGCAAATAAATTAAGAGCAGCAAAAGAGGACAAAGACATTGCAGAAGCAAGATTAGCACAAGCTAAAAAAGGAACTGTAACAGAAAAAGAGTTAAAAGCTACTTTACGAGAAGCTACAATTGCTTTAAATAATGCAGAAGCAGAAACTGCAGCAGTTGGTATTCGTTTGAATAGACAACGAAAAATGTTGTATCGTCAAGAACAAGCAGATATAAAAGCTGCACGAGATGAAAGAAAAGCAGCAGCAAAAGAAGCAGAAGATGCAGAGAAAGAACGCACTAAAGTTTTAGAAGAAGAAGCTAAAAAAAGAAAAAAGGCTACTGAAGATTTAAACAAGGAACTTGAGGAAATTGAAAAGAAGCATAATGAACGCTGGAAAGATTTAACAGATAAACAAAATAAAAAATTAAATGATGATTTACAGGATGTTTATGATAATCAAAAAGGATTATTAGAAGCAGCATTAATAGATGACGAAAATAATATTCAAGCCAAAAAAGATTTGCTATTAATACAAATGGCGAATGAACTTGAAAATAAAGAATTAACAGAAGGAGAAAAACTTGCTATTCAGAAAAAGTATGCTAAACAAATTGAGCAAGTAGATAAAGATGCAGCGGATAAACGTAAACAACTTGAAAAAGATGTAGTAAATTCTAAAATACAAATAGCACAGGATTCACTTGCTTTGATTTCTAACATTACAAGCCTATTTGGTCAACGTAATGAGAAAGAAGCAAAGAAAGCATTTCAAATAGATAAAGCTGCTAAGTTAGCAAGTGCAACTATATCAGGTATTGAAGGAACAATAAATGCTTTTAAAACTGCTTCTGCTTCTCCTATTACAGAGTTTTTCCCAGCATATCCATTTATACAAGCAGGTTTAGCAGGTGCATTTGCTGCTACTAACATTGCAAAAATATCACAAACACAATTTCAAGGTGGTAAACAGAATGTAAATGCTTCAAATGCTCCTTCAGGTGGAAATGCACAATCAATGACACCACAATTTAACGTAGTTGGTGGTAATCAAACATCACAACTATTACAAGGTTTATCTGCACAACCACTTAAAGCCTATGTTGTTGCAAGTGATATTACAACTGCTCAAATGTTGGAGCAAAAAGCAATTAAAACAAGTGTATTATAATTAAGTTATATAAGTATGTTACAAGAGGTAGAATTAAAAATAGAAGATGCGAAAGATGGTGTTTTCGCTATTTCACTGGTAGAGAATCCTGCAATCGAAGAAGATTTTATCGCATTATCTTCTGAAAAAGTAGAACTAAAAGTTATTGATTCTGAAAGAAGGATTGTAGTAGGCTTTGCTTTAGTACCTGATAAGAGAATTTATCGTGTTTTGAAAGGCAAAGAATTCAACATTTATTTTTCTGCTGATACGATTAGAGAAGCACAGGAGCTATATATGAAGCAACTTAATCTACAAAACTTCACACTTGAACACGAGAAAAACACGGATGGAGTATCAGTAATTGAAAGTTGGATAGTAGAAGACGCTAATAACGATAAATCAAACTTGTACAACCTAAATCCTAAAGGTGGAGAGTGGGTAGTGATGAGTAAGATTGATAACGATAAAGTATGGCAACAAGTAAAAGACGGAACTTATAAAGGTTACTCAATCGAAGCAATGTTTAGTGGTCTTGAAAAGTTAGGACTATCAAAAGACGAAGAACTTTTAGAACAAATCAAGGAATTATTAAATCAAATATAATGGCTAAAAAAGTAAAATTAGAAGGGTTTGGCGAAGTGTTAGAACCACAATTAAAAGACTATTTAGAGGAATCAAAAGGTCAAGGATTAGGAAGTCTAATTACAGGCGAACCTGACGAGATAGTAAACGAAAATGAAACAAGGCAATTGTAAGTAAGTTAAATAAGTAAATAGTAATAGTATGAACAAGACAACAAAAATCTTAAACGAAGTAAAGACACTACTTGGGATGGAAGTAAAACTTGCTCAGATGAAACTTGATAACGGAACTGTATTAGAAGCAGATGCTTTTGAAGCAGGAAACAATGTTATGATAGTTACAACTGATGGAACAGTTGCACTACCTATCGGTGAGTACACTTTAGAAGATGGTCGTGTATTAGTTATTGAGCAAGAAGGAGTAATAAAAGAAATCAAAGACGCTCAAACTGAACAGCCTCAACCTGAAATGGAAGTAGAAGTAGAAGCATCTGAAGAAGTATCAGAGCCTACTGCTAAAAAAATCATTGAGACAATTTCTAAAGAAAGTTTTTTCTCGGAAATTGAAGCATTGAAAAAAGAAAACTTAGAGTTGAAAGAGCAACTTGTAAAGTTGAGTGAGGTAAAAGAAGAAGTAGTAGTTGAAAGTAACGAACCTGCTGCTGAACCTATCGCTTTCAATCCTGAAAATAAAAAACCTGTACAGTTAATGCAGTACGGAAAAAACAGACCTAAAAATATTATGGATTCTGTATTAAATAAAATAGTTAACAATTAATTTAAAAAAGTAAAAAAATGGCATTATCAATTACTACTACTTACGCTGGAGAGTTTGCAGGTAAGTACATCGCAGCAGCATTATTGTCTGCACCAACAATCGAAAACGGAGGAGTAACAGTTATTCCTAACGTTAAATTTAAGCACGTTATTCAAAAGTTTGCAACTGACTCAATTGTTAAAGATGCTACTTGTGATTATGACAATTCAGGAACAGTTACATTAACTGAAAGAATCTTACAAACTGAAGATTTCCAAGTTAATATGACTTTGTGTAAAAAGACTTTCCATTCAACTTGGCAGTCTATGGAGATGGGATATTCTTCATTTGACCAATTGCCTACATCATTTGCTGATTACTTGATTGCTTATGCTGCTGAAAAAGTTGCTGCATCAATGGAGTCTACTATTTGGGTAGGTGTTAATGCTAATGCAGGAGAATTTGCAGGTATTTCCACTCAAATTGCTGCTGATGCTGCTTTGCCATCTGCACAAGAAGTAGCAGGTACATCGGTAACATCTTCTAACGTTATCGCACAACTTGGTTCGTTAGTTGACGCTATTCCTGCTCGTTTGTACGGAAAAGAAGGTTTGAGATTGTATGTTTCTCAAAACATCGCTAAAGCTTATGTAAGAGCTTTGGGTGGTTTCGCTGCTTCAGGAGTAGGTGCTAATGGTGCTAACAACGAGGGTACAATGTGGTACGCTAACGGAGCATTGTCTTTCGATGGTATTCCTGTATTTATGGCTAACGGAATGGCTGCTAACACTGCAATCGCTACAACTGTAGACAACCTTTATTTCGGATGTTCTTTGCTTTCTGATTTGTCAGAAGTTAAAGTTTTGGATATGAGTGATTTGGATGGTTCAAACAACGTAAGAGTGATTATGAAATTCGCTGCAGGTGCTACATACGGATGGGCAGAAGATGTATGTACATATGGCATAACAAATTCTGCGAACTAATATTAACCTATTAATTATCGAGGGTGGTGGAATATCTGCCGCCCTTTTTTTATAAACTTTAAATAATTTAAAATATGGCTTGTGATATTTCTTGGGGTAGAGTTTTACCTTGTACAGATGCAGTAGGTGGATTAGATGCTATCTATTTTATTAATGAAGATACTTTAGGTGTTGTAACACTGGGAAGTGGAGATACTGAAGATGTGATAACATCTATTGTTAATGCTGACGGAACTACAAATATTTATAAATATGATTTGAAAGGTACATCTACCTTCAATCAAGTGATGAATTCATCTCGTGAAAATGGTACTACATTCGTAGAGCAAACACTTGTTTTAAATATACCTGTAATGAGTTCTATTTACCACAAACAATTTAAGTTACTTGCTTGGGGTAATCCTAAAGTAATTGTTCGCACAACATCAGGAAGTTTCTTTATGATGG